GTGCCCGGAACGAACGGCGTCACAAGCCGCTTCGAGGCTTGAGAAGGACCGCGAAGTGCAGGCGGCAATGGGGCGCATCAAGGTTTTGGAGTCCCAGAACCCCGCAGTGACCCCGGAGGCACCCACGGGTGAGCCTGACGCGTATATCCCGGCACCTGCACCTGACGCGGTGACATTCTTCTTCCAAGTCATGAATGACCTCCGGGCCGACCCGAAGCTGCGTCTCGACGCCGCGAAATCGCACGCCATGTACACGGTTGCCAAGCCGGGCGAGATGGGCAAGAAGGAACAGCGCAAGGAAGACGCGCAGCGGTCGGGTGCTGGCAAGTTCGCGACCGCCGCCCCACCGCCCCGCCTCGTGGTGGATAACACCCGCTGATGTCGGAGGTTGCGCGAGTTCCGGAATGGACTACGGCCGTGCCGGACTGGGAGGCACGAATCGTCGAAGGGCGGTCGCTGATCCCTTTCGATCCGCTGTTCCCTGATGAGGCGGAACAGGCGCTGCGCGTCTTCAAGGCGCTGCGCGTGAAGGACTTGCAGTATCACCCGACATTCGGCGAATGCTGCGACCAGTGGGTTTTTGACTTCGTAGCCGCCGTGTTCGGTGCCTACGATGCGCAGACCGGGAAGCAATTGATCCGCGACTTCTTCCTGCTGATCAGTAAGAAGAATACCAAGGCGCTCGCGCTAGACACGTTGATCCCGACGCCCAGCGGATGGGCGACGATGGGAGCGCTTCAGCCGGGAGACGAAGTTTTCGGGGTGGATGGCAGCCCATGCCGCGTTGTATCCACAAGCGAAGTTTTCATTGATCACAAGTGCTACCGGCTGACCTTCAGCAACGGCGAGTCTGTCATCGCCGATGCGGGGCACCTTTGGTTCACAGAAGCCCTACTTGATTCTTTTGGGAATAAGGGAAACTGCGGTGATGTGACCCCGCGCCGGAATAGAGTCCGCACTACGGAGGAAATTGCGAACACGCTATTGCGCCCTGGCGACGGGGCTAGAAACCATAGCGTGCGGGTTCCGCGTCCGATTGATTGCCAAGAAGTCCGGCTGCCAGTAGCGCCGTACACCTTGGGCGCTTGGCTCGGAGATGGGCATAGCGCCAGCGGAGCGATTACGTGCCATAGGGATGATGTTGAAATTCTTGACGCCATCAGGGCTGATGGATGGCCGGTGCGGTATGCGTCCAACAACGGGAGCGCTGCAAACACTTACTCCCTGAGCGATGGCGACAAATCACATGCCGCGCGCAAAGCAAGTCTTGCTGCGACACTGCGGAACGCTGGAATTCTCGGGAACAAGCACATCCCCGACATCTATTTCCGTGGGTCGTATGCCCAGCGGCTAGCCCTACTGCAAGGGCTAATGGACACGGATGGCACGATTAGCAAAAGCGGCCGAGTTCTCTCATACACCGGCATCAACGAGCGATTGGTGCGCGGCGTTGCAGAGCTACTTGCGACGCTCGGCATAAAAAGCAGCACGACATCCAGAATCGCCAAATGTAGCGGGGTCCCGGCCAGCGTCGCATGGATGGTTCAGTTCATGGCTTTCCGCGACGAACTGCCAGTTTTTAGGTTGACTCGCAAACTTGAGCGCATGCGACTGTTCTCCGACTCGAAACGCAAGGCTCGGAGCCGGACGGTTCAGATCGTATCTGCAGAGGAAGTTGCGTCGGTTCCAGTCAAGTGCATCGCCGTAGATTCGCCCGACCATCAGTTCCTTTTCGGACGGTCGATGCTGCCGACGCATAACAGCACGATCGCGGCGGGGCTGATGATGACGGCCCTGATTCGCAACTGGCGAGCGGACGAAGAACATCTGATCTTGGCGCCGACGATTGAGGTAGCGCAGAATAGTTTCAGGCCGGCAGCTAGCATGGTCAGGGCTGACGAGGAATTGAGCGATCTTTTTCACGTCCAAGACCATACGCGAACGATCACCCACCGGAATACGAATGCCGCGCTCAAGGTGGTTGCGGCGGACACCGATACGGTTTCCGGTAAGAAGTCCGGCCGAATCCTGATTGATGAGTTCTGGGCTTTCGGTAAGCGTCCAGCGGCGGACGCGATGCTGATGGAGGCGACGGGCGGCCAGATTTCGCGAGAAGAAGGTTGGGTCATCAAACTCTCGACGCAGAGCGACGAGGCTCCAGCCGGGGTCTTCAAGGAAGCATTGGACTACTTTCGCGGCATCCGTGACGGGCGGATTCAGGACAAGAAATCCTTCGGGCTGTTGTACGAGTTCCCACATTCGATGGTCGAGTCTAAGGCGTATTTGGAGCCGAAGAACTTCTACGTCACCAACCCAAATATCGGGCGCAGCGTTAGCGCTGAGTGGCTTGAGGACAACTTGGCTAAGAACCTGCGCAAAGGCGAAGGGCCGACGCGTATTTTCATCGCCAAGCATCTGAATATCGAAACCGGCATCTCGCTGAAGTCCGACGCATGGCCTGGGGCGATTTTCTGGGAGCCTTGCGGCGATCGGACATTGACGCTTCAAGAATTGCTGAATCGATCCGAAGTTGTTGTGGGCGGCGTCGATGGCGGCGGGCTAGACGACTTGCTTGGGCTAGCAGTGCTTGGGCGTGAGATTGGAACCGGAAAATGGCTGCATTGGGCGCATGCGTGGTGTCACCCAATCGTTCTGGAACGCCGGAAGTCGGAAGCCAGTAAGTTCCGAGACTTTGAGAAAGCGGGGCACTTGACGATCGTTGCGAAGATTGGCGACGACACTGAGGGTGTCGCTGACATCTTCGAGCAATGCGAAGCGACCGGATTGCTGGAGCGCATCGGGGCTGACCCATCCGCTGTTGGCGGGATAGTTGACGCGATCACAGCTCGAAATATTGATGCGGATCGAATCGTTGGCATCTCGCAGGGCTGGAAGCTCCATGGGGCGATCAAGACGTTAGAGCGAAAGCTGGCTGAGGGCGCCTTTTTGCATGGTGCATCGCCGCTGATGGCCTACTCCGTTGCGAACGCGAAAGCTGAGGCCCGAGGCAACGCGGTCCTGATCGTGAAGCAGCTTTCTGGCGCGGCGAAAATCGATCCGCTGATGGCGACGCTGAACTGCACGGTGCTGATGGGCTTCAACCCAGAATCGCGGCGACGCAGCTACAACATGTACTTCATCTGATTGCATCGAAAGGTCGGCTCGCCGGCCTTCATTTTTTGTGGAGACCTGAAATGCTCAACCGCGCCTATAGCCAGATTCAGATCAAGGCGATTGACGAGGACCAGCGGACGATCACGGGTATCGCGACGTCGCCATCCATGGACCGAATGGATGACATCGTGGAACCGAAGGGCGCCGAGTACAAATTGCCGCTGCCGTTTTTGTGGCAGCACATGCACGAACAGCCGATCGGCCACGTCACCCGGGCCAAGGTCACCGACAAGAACATCGAAGTCACGATCCAGATCGCCAAAATCGCCGAAGACGGGAAACTGAAAGATCGTGTCGACGAGGCATGGCAATCGATCAAGGCCGGCTTGGTGCGCGGTCTGTCCATCGGTTTCATTGCGTTGGAGTCGATGAAGATCGAAGGATCGTGGGGCCGTCGTTTTACGAAATGGGAGTGGATCGAGCTTTCTGCGGTGACCATCGCAGCTAACGCCGACGCATCCATTCAAACCATCAAGACCATCGACAAGCAGTTGCGCGCCGCGTCCGGCACTGAGCGCAACGAAGTCGTGCGCCTTGAAACAACGCCCGGCGCTTCGGGCAACAAGAAGACTGTGAAATCCAACCCGAAGCCCTTGGAGGGCACTATGAACATCCAGGAACAAATCAAGCAGTTCGAGGCCACGCGCGCCGCCAAGATGGCCGCGATGGAGGCCATCATGAGCAAGTCGGCGGAAGCCGGCGAAACGCTGGACACCGAGCAGTCGAATGAATACGACGGCCTCGCGGCTGAAATCGGCACTATCGACAAGCATCTCGAACGCCTCCGCGCCCACGAAAAGGCGCTGGGCGAGCGTGCCGCCACGGTCGTGGCCACCCCGGCCGCTGGCACCGTTGCCGCTGACGCGGCTGCCGCTGCTGCGGCCTCCCGTGCCGGCCAGAGCGGCGTCATCGCGGTGACCAAGAAGCTTCCCCCGGGCGTCGCCTTTGCCCGCTACGCCGGCATCATGGCTGCGGCCAAGGGCAGCGTTTCCGACGCCATCCACATGGCGAAAGAAATCTTCCCCGAGGAAAAGGGGCTGCACAATGTCGTCTCGAATCACTCCCGCATCATCAAGGCGCCCGTGGACATCGGCACGACCGTTGATTCCGACTATGCGGCCCCGCTGGTGCAGTACCAGCAGATGGCGAGCGAGTTCATCGAGTTCCTGCGCCCGCAGACCATCGTCGGCCG